TCAAGATATGAAGAAGACGATAAAGGAATTATCGGAACATTCAAAATAGCACGAACCAATGCAGGAGACGACGCATTAGCCGAAGCACAAGAGGGTTTACGAACTGGATTTAGCGTAGGCGCAATGATAGATGATTATGTCACTAAAGGTGAACAAGTAATTGTTAACGAAGCTACCCTAAAAGAGGTATCTCACGTCACATTCCCAGCATTTGGCGAATACGCCCAAATAACCGAAGTAGCTGCAAGCGCAGAAACTTCACAACCAACAGAAAGCGAGGAAACTCTCGTGTCAAACGAAGTTACCCCAGAAGTAGTAGAGGAAGTTGCAGCAGAAGTTGTAGCAACCCCAGCTGTTGAAGCCAAAGAACGCAACGTGCGTCCTGCAATCTTCACAGCACCAAGAAGCCCAATTGTTTCAAAGGCTTCATACCTAGAACACTCAATTAGAGCAGCTCTTGGTAACGAAGACAGCCGTCAATATGTAATGGCAGCTGACACAACCTCAAACAACGCAGGTTTTATTCCAACACCACAATCAACCGAAGTAATTAACGGAATTGCAAACGCTGACAGAGGATTTATTGACGCAATTTCAAAAGCAACTTTGCCACCAGCAGGTATGACTTTTGAAATTCCAAAAATCACCACAGCACCAACAGTTGCACAAGCAGACGAAGCAGCAGCATTATCCGAAACAGATACAGCTTCATCTTTTGTTAGTGTGTCTGTGAAAAAATTTGGTGGACAACAGACATTTTCTGTAGAACTTTTGGACAGAAGCTCACCAGTATTTTTTGACGAACTTGTACGCCAAATGGAATTTGCTTATGCAAAAGCCACAGACGCATACGTTGCAGGCGAATGTGCTAACAACGGCGCATTAAACGCAACAGCAACAACAGAAGACGCTCCAGGTTTAATTACCTACGTATCTTCTGCAGCTGCAGCTGTTTACAAAGCCTCATTAGGTTTTGCACGTAACCTTGTAGTATCTCCAGAACAATGGGGTAAAATTATGGGTTATGCAGAATCAAACGGACGACCAATTTACACAGCTTCAAACCCACAAAATGCTGGTGGCGCAGTAAGCCCACAATCATTACGTGGAAACGTTGCTGGTTTGGAATTGTATGTTTCACGTTCAATGGCTGGAACTGGTTCAACTGGTTTAGGTGACTATTCAATGGTTGTCTTAAACCCAGATTCATACACTTGGTACGAAAGCCCACGTTTGAGCCTACGCACCAACGTAATCAACACAGGACAAATAGACGTAAACTATTACGGCTATGGCGCACTAGCTACAAAAATTGCAGCTGGCGCAAACTGGTTTAACAAGTCCTGATAAACCACTAAGTCGTGAGGCTAGTCTCGCCCCTGTGGCTAGCCTCACCCTAAACGAGAGGAAATGAAATGCCAGTATTAGTAACAGCAGCTCAGTTAAGAGCTGTACTTGGCGTTCCAAATACTCTTTACGATGACACAGCATTAAACGCAATTATTGACACATCAGAAGACGCTATTGGTGATTTTCTTATTCAATGGAAAGTTGGAATAGATAAACACAGATACGAAACAGCAACTAAAGCAATAATTCACACAACTAGACCACACCAATTTTATGTAGGACAATCAGTTGCCCATTCAGGCGTTGAAGCCAAAATAAACGGCAATAAAGCCGTAACAGAAATAATAGACCCATACACTTACAAGATAACTGTAGCTGCTGCTACACCTCACGAAGATTTTAATAACACAATACCTAATGGAATTGCTGCAGCAAATGACCTTTCACAATACAACGGCAACGCAGCTATAGAAGAAGCTGTGCTACAAATCGCTGTAGACGTATTTCAATCAAGACTAGCTGCAGGTGGCACACAACAAGCCCTTGATTATGTTCCCGCCCCATACAGAATGGGCAGAACCCTTTTGTACAAAGTTACAGGTTTAATCAGTAAATATATTGACTCTAATAGTCAAGTAGGTTAATTATGCCTTTAAGTACGCTACGTTCAGGTCTTAAAACAGCAATTACAGATAACACAAAATATTCTGCATACGACCACGTACCAGATATCATTATTCCACCAGCAGCTCTTATTTTAGCTGGTGACCCATACCTTGAACCAATTGCTATTGGTAATTCAAAGAATTGGTACGTAAGACTAACTCTTGAAATAGTCAGCACTACGTATTCAAACCCAAGCGCATTAACAAACTTGGAAGATGATATAGAAACAATCTTGGCACTTATACCGACTAATTGGGTTATACTGTCAGTATCTAGTCCGAGAATTAGGCAGACAAATAGCACAGATTTGCTATCTGCTGAAATCCAACTACAAACAGCCTACACAGGCTAGGAAAGGCAACAATGGCAACAACTATTTTAAGTGGTCGTCAATTAACTTTGAGTGTTAACGGAAATAGCTACTCAGAGCAGATTACTTCTTCTGCTATCAACTTTGATACAGAAAGATTAACTTTTGACACCCTCGCAGGCAAAGCCTACAAATACATTGACTCAAACGTTACACTTGACATTGAGTTTTTGAACGACGCAGGCGCATCACCAAACAGCTTGTACAAAGTATTATGGGACGGCACAGAGTCAGCCCCAGATACTACAATTGCGTTTATTATGACATTAAGAACTGGTGTAACTTTAACTGGTTTGGTATTGCCACAATATCCAAGCGTTACAGCTTCAGGTGGAGACGTACAAACTTGTTCAGTATCATTACAAGTTGTAGGTATACCAACCGAAGACCTAACAGCATAACAACAACAAACAGAACAGGGGCACACAAATGCTTAAACTTAAATTATTATGGGAATTAGAAACAGGTGAGAAGTTTGAAGAATGGACAAGACCAGTTGAACTATCACTTGCAGAAAAAGAACTATATTCAGGCAAGTCAATTGTTAAAATACTTATTGAAGAAAGCACACCAAGTAACACACTTCTTCTATTCTTGGCTCACAAGATTCAACAACGTGTTACCAAAAAAGTCGAGAGCTTTGATTCTTGGAAAAGCAAAGTCACCGATATTACAGCTTCTGATTTTGAGACAGCAAATTTTACCAAGCCCGAAGCGTCGGGCGAGTAGCAGTAGAACTAGCAATAGCAACTGGGATAACACCGGACTATTGGCTCAATGCCGAACCCGAAATATGGGCAACGGCTATAGACATATTGAACGAGCAAGCTAATGGCTAAAGCAATTCAATTAGTTAAAGTTGATAAAGATTACCGAGGTTTACTTCGTGCTTTTAGTAAGATGGATGATATTGCTAAGAATGATATGAAAAAGATTGCTAGCGCGTTGGCTGAAAGAGGTGCTAATTATGCTAAAGGTGCAGCTAGTAGTGCGCCTTATAATGTTAAACAAGCACAAGCCGTTGCTGATTCGATTAAAATATCTAAGTCTGATAAAGCACCAAGTTTTAGTATTGGTGGTAATCGTAAAGTTGGCTCTAGTGCTTTTAGTGCTGGTTATGTGATAATGGGTAATGAATTCGGGTCAAAGCAATACAAACAGTTCCCTAGACGCTCTGGCAAGGGTGGTAAAGAGGGTTGGTGGTTGTATCGTGCTATGTCAAGATTTCAACCTACAATTGCTCAGGAATGGCTTAAAGGTTATGAAAAAATTAGAGACGCTTGGAAAGCAGGTTTATAATGGCTGACATTAGGACACTTAAACTAGCGTTACTTGCTGACACTAAACAATTCATAGATGGACTAGATAAAGCCGATAAAGAAACAAAAAGTTTTAGCAGTAAATTAGGTAGCGCACTTAAAACTGGTGCTTTGGCTTTTGCAGCTCTTGGTGCTGCTGCTGGTGCTGCTGCAATTAAAATTGGTGTAGATGCTGTTAAAGCAGCCATTGAAGATGAGAAAGCCCAAATATCTTTAGCACAAACACTTAAGAACGTAACTAAGGCTACAGACGCTCAAGTTAAAGCCACAGAAGATTATATTGACAAAACAGCACGCGCTACAGGTATAGCAGATGACCAATTACGCCCAAGCCTTGACAGACTTGTTAGGTCAACACAAGACGTTACCAAAGCACAAAAACTACAACAACTTGCATTAGATATTGCTGCAGGTACAGGTAAAGATTTAGCAACAGTTACCGAAGCCCTTGGTAAAGCCTATGACGGCAACCTGGGCGCATTAAAACGTATTGGCGTGCCTCTTGATGAAAACATTGTAAAGACTAAAGATTTTGATGCAGCCGTTATTGCTTTATCTGAAACTTTTGAGGGACAAGCTGATGCAGCAGCTAATACTTTTGCTGGTCGTCTTGCAAGGTTTAAGGTTGCAATAGATGAAGCCAAAGAAAGTTTAGGTCAAGCACTCTTACCTTTACTTGAACGCTTTGCAAAGTTTGCAACAGATGTACTTGCACCAGCATTACAAGGAATTATTGACGGCTTAACAGGTAAAAAGAAATCTGTTGTTCCGTCTCTTGGTATGTTTGCAGAAGCAACTAACGAGGGTGAAGAAGCAGGTTATAACCTTGGTGTTGCTCTGCGTGAACTTGGTTCAGGACTTGGTTCATTAGCAGGAGCATTTGATAGTAATACTTCAAGTGATTCAGGCTTTGTAAGATTCATTAACTTACTTACACGTATGGTTGAGGGCTTAGATTCTTTGTTTGCCAAACTTGATGCAGCTGTACAAAGGTTTAGAGATTTCAAACAAGCATTTGATGATTCACTAATAGGACAATTTGCAAGTGCGACAGGACAATTTGCCCCAGATGCCCCACTATCAGGCAAAGTACAAGGCTTAGTAGGAATTAACACACAAAAGCCAACAATAATTGTTAACAACAACATTAAAACAGCTGTAGACCCACAAGCCACAGCTAGAGCAATAACTAAAGTTACAAACACAGCAACTAAAACAACAGGTATAAAACCTTTCAACTTCGGCTTTAGATAAACCTATGACAGTTTATACACCAACTTATCGGGTCACTATTGCAGGTGTTGTACAAACAGCCGACATACTTTCAGGTGGCACAATTACCTATGGTCGTAATGATTTCTTTGAAGCAACACAACCAAGCTATTGCAACATAGAACTATTAAACAAAGACGGCGCAAGCCCAGTAGTTGAACTATTAGACGTTGTAATTATTGAGGTTACTAATTCAGCAGGTTCTTTTGTTAAATTGTTTACAGGTGAAATTTCAGGTGTTTACAACAGATTAGAAGCTGCTGGGGCAGGTGGTAAACCTAACACTTTACAAATTCAAGCAATAGGCGCACTTGGTTTACTTGTTAAACGTACTGCTGGTGCTGTGAGTTATCCAGAGGAATTAGACGGCGCACGCATTGAACGTATTCTTCAAGAGACTTTGTTTATTGCTTGGGAAGATTTAAGTAACACACAAACTTGGGACGATTTTACTACCGAGACTTGGGATGGTTACGGCATACAAGGCATAGACACAATTGACCCAGGTCGTTATGAAGTACTAGCTAGAACAGCTGAAATAGACCAAGCCTTTAATCTTACAGATGAAACCCAACAATCAGGCTTAGGGTACTTGTATGATACGACAGATTTTGAAATAGGTTATGCAGATGCAGAACGACGAATAACTAACTATTCAACTAACTTAATAGAACTTGATGCAAACTTGGCTAATGCCGATATACAAACAAGATTACAAACAGCCGACATTGTTAACAGCGTTGTTATTCAATACGACGACCCAGTACTTGAAGAAGCAGCCCAAAACGATACGTCAATAAATGACTATGGTTTGCTACAAGAAATCAGAAGAACAATACTAGCTCAACAATTAGATGCCCAAGAACAAGCTGTAAACTTTGTTAACTTTAG